TACATCCCAGACATGGTTGACGAGATCGGCCAGCACATGCGCCGACTCGAGAAGGAGCTGGTTGAGCCAGTCAAAAAGGCAACCAGCAAAGCCAAGCAGGAGTTCCGTGCTCTGCAGGAGGACATCCTCGCTCTCATGACACGAATTTTCCCTGACCGGGCCCGCAAGAACACCTATCTTGATGAGGTTGCCAAGATCGAGGAAGCTATGAAAAAAGGCATCATCAAGGGCAAGGAATATGAGGCAATGCTCGCCGCCCTGCGGAGCGAGTATTTTGATGAGCTGTTCGGCCCGAATGATCCCAAGAAGGAGTTCGCCAAGCCAATCCCAGACGACGACCCGATGAAAAGCGGCGACTGGGTCAAAATCCTCAAAGACGCTGAAAAGGTCACAGAGAAGTTCGCCAAGTCTGCTCAAGAAAAGACAGCAGCAGTGATCCAGTCATTCGCAGAGATGGCTCGGGATGCCGTCTCTTCAGTTCGTGGAATGGTGAATTCATTCAAGAGCGGTGACATTCTTGGTGGCATTCTCGGCTTCTTGGACCTGATTGCACAGGTCGCAGGAATTGTGGGCAGCTTCAAGGGTGGCCCAGCACCAAAGACTGCCACACCAACTTTCAATCGCGGCGGCATGCCGGGCTTCAAAACAGGTGGCAGTTTCACTGTTGGTGGCTCCGGCGGAGCAGACAGCAAGCTCGTTCAATTCATGGCCACACCGGGTGAGATGGTCAATGTGTCCAAGGGTGAGAAGTCAAGCCCAAGCTCCGGCAGCCAGAATTTCTGGGACCTGAGAGGGGCTGTGGTAACCCAAGACCTTCTTGATGAGATGCGTTCACTGGCACAAGGTGCAAAAGCTGAAGGTGCGCTGATGGGCTCCAGCCTTGCTCAAGAGCAGCTGATCAAGCGCCAAGAAAGGACACTGCCATGACGGTTGCTCTGCCTCTTGGCCCACTCGCTCGTCAGGCTGAAGTTCGCTTCATCGACTTCGGGTCTCTCACTGATCCGGTTCTTGGCGGCGCTGTTCAACGGATTGATCGGCTGGGCTCCCGGTTCGGGTTGAAGTTGACATACCCAAGAATGAATCATGAGGATGCCAGTGTTCTGATCTCTCGGATATTGAGGGGCTCAAGCGAGGGTGCGGAATACCCATTCCCACAAGGCTCTTTTGTTCCGGGCAATGCCGGTGTCCTGAAGATCAGGACATTTACGCCAGCCCAGACATTCTCGCTCCCACTCAAGAATTCCATCACTGGGTATTCTTTCAAAGAGGGTCAATTTCTGCATGTGAAAAGCAGTGGCAGGAATTACATCCACAACATCACAGCAGCAGCAGTTGTGGGTGGTGCCGGCACAGCCAACATTGACCTGAGTGTTTATCCAGCCATTCGGACTGATTTTGCAGTTGATGATGATGTTTCCATAACACCAATCCTTCAAGGCTTCCCATCCGGCGACCGGAACTGGACAATCGATGAGGCTCGGAAATATGGCATCAGCCTGATACTGGACGAATCAGAATGACAATCACCCCACAAATGGCGGCAGCGCTCGCTTCCCCGAACCCATTTTTGTTCGGTGCGATCAAGGTCATCCTCCCGACGAGGACCATCCTGCTGCTTGATGGATCGGGCAAGTTGATGTTCGGCGGCGACACCTACACAGGCAAGGACAGCGTTTTCGGAGCCATTGGAGCGATTGACTTCCCTGAGGATGGCTTTGGCGATCAGGCTCCTGCAATCGGCATATCATTCTCCCCTCCATCGGCTTCGGCTGCAGCAGAACTGGCCTCTCCTGCTTTTCAAGGCTCTGTCGTGAAGTGCTTCTGGGGAGCGATCGACAGAGCCACTGGCCAGCCAATTCCTGATCCAATTGTTTTCTTTGACGGACATTTAGACCAAGCTGAATTGGAGCTGCCCAGAGGTTCACCAAGAACAGTCACATTTGAGTGCACAGGCTTTTCAGAGCCACTGTTTGAGGTCAATGAAGGGCACTTGTTGTCGGACTCGTTCCATCAACACATTTGGCCGGGGGAAGAAGGAATGGAACACATTGATGGGGTTGCCCGGCAGATCATTTGGGGTCCGGGCGAAAAGGTCGGCGGCGGCTCGGGGTATTCCTATGGTGGAGGTGGAGGTGGCGGTGGAAGACGCGAGCCACCCAACTACAATCTGAATCTGGTGTAACATGGATGCAGTGAGAAGAGAGAGAGCCACTGAAGCAACCAAAGAGGAATTCTTCGGGACCAAGTTCAAATACGGCCGGAATGATTGTGCCCAAGTTGCCCGCAAACACGCAATCCGTTGCGGCTGTGCTTTCAATTCATCTGAGGGCGGCAACTATTCAACCCCATTGGGAGCCAAGCGAGCCTTGACTCGCATGGGCTATGAAAACTTGCGAGACCTAATGGACAAGAATTATGAGGTCATTGCTCCGGCTCGTGCGCTGCCGGGTGACATCATTGAGCTTGAGGGGGATGAAGTCATTGGGACCTTGGTCGTTTATCTCGGGAACCAAAAGGCATTGAGCTTTCACGAAACTCAGGACGCAATGTGCATCGTTCAAATACTGGAGCCTGCAAGGGCTTGGCGGATGGGGAAAAAGATTGGCTAAGGCAGTAATCAAAGTCGCAATGGTGGTCGCAGCAGTTGCAGCGATCGCAACCGGGGTAGGAGCCATTGTTGGTGGTGCTGCTTTCTTGGCTGCGACCGGCGTGAGCTTGGCCACTGTTGCGGCTGTTGGTGCGGTTGCCTCTCTCGTTGCGACTGCGGCAGGGATGGCAATAAAGCGACCCAAAGCCTCAGCCATCGGCTCCCAGACTGAGTTCCGAATATCTCCCGAAACTGGTGTCCCATATATGATGGGGCGAACCTTTTATGCCGGCTCGGCAGTGCATCGTGACACATGGGGCCAAGACAACCAATATCAAGGTTTCATAATTGAGTGGTCTGGTGGTGGACCCATTCAAGCCATTGAGAATTTCTACATCAATCGCACTGTCCAGCTCTTCTCAGGGACTGCTGCTGTGGGTGCGCTGGCCGGTTTCATGTGGCTCGGGACCCAGTTGGGTGCAACCCCTTCCCCTGCATTGGCTTCGCCGGTTGCTGGCTTCCCTGACTGGGATGCTAACTCAAAGATGTCTGGCCATGCGGCTGGTGCTTGGGTCATCAAGTTCGACAAAGAGGCGAAGAAATACACATCCGGCCCACCAGCTCCCGGCATCGTCGGAGAGGGTGTTTATGTCTATGACCCTCGCCAAGACGATACTTATCCTGGCGGCGTCGGGCCCTGCCGAGCTGGCGTTGAATCTACTTATGTCGGCGGGGCTGCGGCGCGCAACCCTTGGTGCCATTTCATCACCTATGGCCTAGGCAGGTATCAGAACGGCAAGCGCGTTATGGGTGCTGGCATCCCGATTGAGGGATTCGACATGCCACCAATCGTTGACGCAATGAATGTTGCGGAAGCCAACAACTGGGAGGTATCAGGTGTAATATCCTCGCTCGATGGAAAGTGGGACGTCCTGAAGCACCTCGCCCAAGCTGGCGGCGGCGAGCCAATTCACCTCGGAGCGAAAATATCGTGCTTTGTGAATGCACCAAAGGTCTCTCTTGCGACAGTCGAGGCAAAGGATGTAGCCGGAACCGTTAAGTCGGTCTCGACCAAGAAGCGCAAGAACCGCAAGAACACTGCAGCTGTCCGGGTTAAGCTGGAAAGCCACAATTGGGAAACCATCCTCCTGGACCCGATCGGGATAGCAACCTACATCACTGAGGATGGCGGCACCTCACGCACCAGAGAGATCAAGCTCCCTCTGGTTGAGGGCATCCAGCAAGGCACAGAGCTGGGGCTCTATGAAATCTGCAACACGCGAGAGTTTGATCCGATCTCCATGACTTTGGGGCCCGAGTGGATCCATTTTGCGCCGGGCGATTGCCTCACGCTGAACATTCCAGATGCTGGCCTATCCAGTCAAAAGGCAGTGATCAGAAGGCGTGTGCCCAATCCACAAGACGGAACTGTTCTTTTTGAGTTCGCTTCTGAGACGGATGAGAAGCACCCGTTCTGCCTTGGCCAATCGACGACAGCACCGCCAAGCACCTCGTTGTTTGTTGATGAAGACATTCCTGCGGTTCCTACGGGTTGGTCTTCTGTCGGCACAACCGTTTCCAATGGCGCGAACAGTCTCCCGGCAATCAAGATTTCCGGTGCAGTCACCAACAAGTCTGCAGAGCTGGTTCATTTTGAATATCGAGCGACCGGGACCACAAACTGGATTCCAGGAGGGTCTGGTGGGCCTTCCACTGTTGAGCATTTCATAACGTCTGTTGCCCAACTCAAGTCTTATGAAGTTGCTGTTTCCTATCAGGTCCGTGGCGTCATAGGAGGCAGACAAATTCTCGCTGGCCAAATGACCGGGGCTTCTGTCGCTGGATCAGCAGAGACTGCAGTTCTGGCCGACAATATTGTTGGGCAGGCTCCAGCAGCCACCGACGCTACGATTGCTCCAGGGTCTACCAAGAATACGGGCGCAGCCAATGCCGACGGCCTCGAAGCGATCGATGCGGGTGGTCCGCTTTTTGTCGGTCCTGTTCCGGTGGGCAAGGTTCCTGTCGCCGCCAATATCACTGGTCAAACGGACTGGGCCACGTATTTCGATTATTCCCCCGGAACAATTGCGCCCAGAGTAGTCAACGGCCTCGACGGCAACGGCTACATCCTCCAAAATATTCCACCCGCAAGAGCCAACAGTTCTGATCTGCTTAGATATACGTCTGGCGGGATATTCACTGGTGAATTAGCCGCAGACATTACCTATACCCATACTGCCATGAACGTGATCGGGCAGGATGTAGGTGCAACTGCACCAGCAGCCGATGTGCTGAATTACAAGACAGACGGGGCGCGCACGTTCTTGCCTTCTGTTGGAGGAGGGGCAGGGTATCTTGGCGCAGGCACAGTCAGTGGCTCACTGAGAATAACCCTACCCCAGACTTGGACTGACACGATGCTGTCCTTCGAGGTCGTTGTATCGGAATACGACAAGCCAGAAGTCATCTATAAAATTTATGGATACAATTATGTCGGAGGGACATGGATCAACCACAAGGCATTGGCGATAGGCCCGTCGTCAAATGTGAAAGCAGTTCACTTCGGCCATGTGGCAGGAAAATGCGCTGTGTGGATAGGTAACAGCGCCAGCCAGTGGAGTTACGCTCAGGTCAGTATCAGAAATGTGCAGGCCCACTACAACAATATTACCAAGTCACTTTGGGACGCTGGTTGGGTAGTCAGCTTGGACGCAGGCAATGCTCAGAATAGTTCGGGCGGCGCTGTCGTTACTGTAGCCAACCCAATAGCAGGTGACGCTATTCCGGGTCTGAATATGTATGAGGCTCCGGGTGGGGCGACCCTCCCCTTGAGCAACGTCAAGACGAGCATCGGCACCGCGCAGAATTTTCTTGGACAAGGTCTCCTTGCCTCTGAAAACGCTATTGATGCAGGAGGGGCTTATTTCACAGGTGAAGTTCCGGTGGGCAAGGTCCCAACCGCAGGGAATGTGATCGGGCAGGGCGGGTTAGCCACTCGGAACAATATCAACTACAGCACAGCAGACATTGCAGCCCTCCCTGCCTCAATCAATCCCGTAAATCTGCTCGATAGCAATTATAT